CACTGCCGCCGGAGTAGACATATACAAAGTTGCCAGAAGAACCAGAATACGGAGACCGCAGCCACCACCAAGCAGCGTTCCCAGAACGCTGCTTAATTCTCGCCGCATTTGTATTGTTCTGTTCATAATACTGCCACCGTTGTAGAGCATTCCATTCCTCTGTACGGCTATACGAACGACTTCCAAAGACTTCTCTTTCAGCGGGCAGGAACAGGGTGTCCATACTTTCAACAAGTGTTCCGTCATTTCCGCTCTTTGCCGCCTTGATTTTAACTGTAGCAATAACGCTCTGCAAATCATCGGGCATTTGTTCCCAAATAAGCGGCATAACCGTGTTTCGCATATAGGAAGCATTCCAGCCGCCTGCATTGGTGCTAGAGCCGTTCATATAGTAGTTTGTTGGCCACAGGTCAACAAACTCAAGGACAAATCCGCTATTGCTTCCATCTGCTCTCTCATAAATGTCACCACTATTGTTTGCGACTCTGAGCGTAACAGTATTGCCGTTTTTCAGAGTGATTGTCTTTGTGGTGCCAACAGCATAGAACTCAGAAGCCACCCCGCCAAGCACTGCATTTTTGATGCTCTCCCAGCTTGCAGTAGCAAAATCTGGATCAACACCCTTATACCAGCTTATTGTATTGCTTCTGTTTTCGGCGGACAGTCCATCACCAACAGCGCAGAAATAGACAGTGTGTTGACCGTCTTCCACGTTTTCATCACCGTCAAGGTCTACGTTCCAATCAGATGCCCCCGTATATTCTACCGTTTTATAAAGGATGCCATCAATGTAAATGCCAAATGCTGTGACATTCTCATTTGCTGCTGTCACTGAGAAAACGCCCATCGTGTTCTCGATTGTCGCCCCTACATAATACGTAAGGAGAACGGGATCGGACGGCTCATATCCCTCTGCGGTGGATTGCACCATGATTTCGTATTTCCCATAATTAGCGCATTTTTCAGATAAATCAAATACTGCCATAGCTCCTCCTTACAACGACACTGTAAACTGCAAACTATCGTTACCATTATCTCCGCTGCTGTCTTTCCGATATTTTACATAGATATCGTGTTCGCCGGAATCCACTTCGATAACAATATTCTTTACACTGGCAGACGATTCTCCCTTGAAATTGTGGGCAACATTGGCCGAACCAGTTGCCCCATCGTCACTATTGCTGACAGATAGTGCCTTGTCCGGCTGACCAATAATACCATAGTCGTAGTTGCTCTCGCCGTAACTTATGCAACTAAAGGTAATGCTTCTCGCACTATCAAGCGTGAGATGTACTTTGCACAGGGCATAACCATTCGAGATGCCCCTGCACTGGCTCTCGTAGTAGCCATTTGCATTAAGTGTAAAGCCCTTTGCTGCCCCAGAAACCTCCTGTACTTCCCACCTGCTATTGTCAATGTATGCCCAGGTCAACGTGTCATCAATATACACATTCGTTTCTGTTGCAAATCTGGGAGGAATAACCGTCAGTAGCGTTCCGTCAATTTCTACAGTAGGACGGTGCAATTTCGCAGCATTGAGCGCCACCGCAGAAACAGATATATCACCTGTCACTTTTTCAATTTTTAGGGAACCAGAGTACCCATCGTACTCATATTTACAAGATTTTCCTCCCATCGTGACGGTAACAATTTCAGGTAAGAATTTGCCACTGGTTGGCGTGAGCGTTGTAGACCATTCCAAGCCATCCGAAATTACGCTATCTGTATTTTTACTTGTGAGGTTTGTTAGATTTAAGGTAATTCCGAATACAGATGCCGTGATGGTATTGCTTGCCTCACTTTCCATAAAGCCCTCTGCATAGCAAGCAGCGGCAAGCACATATTTACCCACACTAAGTGATTTTAGGCTAAATGCAGACGTGCTTTTGGAAACTTCTTTTATCTGGGAGGCTCCATTATACAGTCGATAGGTTGTAACGAAATCCCCGTTTGTACTGGGATTTGACAAATTGATTGTATCTCCATTTCTGGATATGGTAGGTGCGTGCAGTCTGGGAATCACACTCGAAACCTCTACAACACCATTAACTCCAAATATGGACGCGCCCTTTATAATGCGCTCTGGTGTAAGGTCTGGTGCTGCTGGAAGTTCAACGTTATAAAAGCCGTCATATCCATCATCGGGACTGACCACCCCGCCCGCAGCTGTTGGAGTGATTGTCTTCTTCTGCAAATGGCCTGGAATTTTTGCAATAATCTTTGGATAGTCTGCAAAGGGAGTATCTTCAGGAAAATCTACATCTTTGGTTGTAGTCGCTGCCTGGATTTGCTTTTTAATCCGTACAGCTTCTTCCAATTTTTCATTGATTGTAGTTACCGCCATTTTACGCCTCCTATTTCAAAAGTTCCGTGGCAAGGTCATTTATAAGCACAATGTTTGCACCTATCTCTGAATAGGTATTTTCTTCACCCATCAAAGAGTTTGTCGAAGTGCAAAGCATTTCAAAATCCGTGCCGGTCATCAGTAGATTAGAAATGTCATATAGCATCCTATCAACCTGCTCTTTGCTGTAGGTCTCTGGAAAAGTTGTCTTGATCCGTCCGGCTTCATCAACCTGGATGCTGTCACCATCTGGCATGACGATTCCTGCCACATCAGTAGTTGCAATATTTACTTTAACCGCAGCCCTAATATTTCCCTTTTCATCTACAAGGATTGTATCGCCATCGGGCGATACAATCCCTGGGGCATCAACTGTTGCCAAAGCTACCTTTACCGCGGCTTTGATGGTTCCATCCTCCATTATAAGAATCGTGTCACCATCCGGCTTAACAATGCCTGCCGCCTCCTGTGTAGCTATCTTCACAGCGTCCGGCGTACCGATTAGGTCTTCATATTTGCCGCTGGACGCAACCTTTGCAAGCCCTCGCAGCGTGTCAGACAGATTCCTAATAGCGGCATCGATAAGGTGCATATTACTGTTTTTACCATCGGTGCCGGATACCAGTGCAACACGGATTTCACGCTGGTATACTCCCTCGATATCCGGGAAGACAATTAACCCAAGAAAATCTGTTTTTGCACTTGCCATGTCATACTCCTTTAGTTGATAGCCATTGTGAGGTCGCCCACGCGAATAATGGGTACCGTACCGGCAATGGGGGAAATTTCATCCGTAAGTTGGCCGTAGGCAATGAGAACGCCATCTTTCGCAGCGCTGAAAATAAGGAAGTGCGTACATGTTCCCCACGATGCTGTTGCCTCCGGGAAGTAAATGATTTCGCTGTTGACTGAGGAACCGAGATTGGCCGCCGCCATCTTTTGGGATGTAGACTGATTGTAGTTTCCAAGCAGCACCCGTGCATATCCTGCGGCGGTGGGCGGCTCAGTGTAGCCAGAACCATTTCTATCGGGTGCCGATGTGGAAAGGCCGACATATACGGTACTGTACTGGTAGTTGCTTGCTCTGCCGCAGAGGCAGTTCAGAAGAGCGTTTGCGCCATTGTAAGTAAGCATTGAAGTTTTCTCCTTTCATATTTAGAGCTTGATTTCAATTTTCGTAACCAACATACTATCCAAATCCGAGGCCAGTATATCTTCCAGCTCTGTAGCCAGGGTTAGGCCAATGGTATAAAGCTTTACTGCTCCATTATGGGTCATATAAATTTTGCTGCTTGTACGAACGGCATTTGCCGTTCGAGCAGATAGTGTCATACTGCACTTAATTAGCAGCGTAAAGCTGACGCACTCCAAGGGAGCCGCTATCAGCGTTGCAATACCGTTATGCACGAAGGAACTGTATACAAAGATAGGCAACTGCTCTCTGGTTGTCAGCGTAGCTCTACCATCGTAGGAACTTGAAGATGTAGCAGACAAACAGATAAACCGGGAAAGCACTACTGTACACTGTTCAGCGGATTTAATTGTCAAATCCGCCGTTGTATGGTGAGATGCCAGTTTTGAAAGCGTTCCGCATATGTCCATTCCTGACTGGTAACTAAACTCCATAGAGAAGTATGCTGGAATCGTTAAAAAGCTTTTTCCATTAGTACGGAATTGGTCGTACAGTTTTGCCCCGGAAGCAACTCCTTGACAGGCAATAATATCTACTTGCGTGTCAAAGCGATCCTGCAACAAGCTTCCCGCGTGTGGTGACTTGAACACATCAGCAGCAGCGCCAACGAGGATACGCATATTGAGCGCTGTCCCAGTATGTACTCCTGTCAACTCAGATGCAGTTGCATTCACATCATATCTACATTGGGCAAATCCAGCAGTGTTGAACCCTGGACGAATTGTTATGCCGGTGCTGAAATTAAAATTTGATAAGTCAAATACAGAAAACGGAAGCACCCGTTGAGTTGTCAGCCGGGATAAGAGTGTAGACGATTCAAGCAATGCCGCTTCAATTCCTTGTGCCCTATCCGTGTGTAGCTTCGCCCCTATTGGCGTAAGGAATCGAGCCAGAGCCGCAACGTGCTCTGCCGGGCCTGGCCTGACTTTTACATACTCAGAAACGACAATATTCAGCGGTGCCTCAATCGCACATGTATCATTGTAGGAAATCCTTGCTTTCGTCTGAGTAGGTATGTCAAGTATCACACGAAGAGGATTGGCATAGACCTCTTTTATCCACGGTTCACTTTTGAATAAAACATCCAGGTCAAATGTCAAGTCGATAAGTTGTTTTGCACTTAATGTTGCGTTCCCCGTCATGCTGCCAACACAGCTGTTGATGTAAAAAGGAAATGACGGAACACTTTCCAGCTTTCCGTTCTGTTCCAACGCAATCTTCAGAGCCACAAGGAAATACAGCGCGTTATTAAAACTCATGTTCACACTGCTTTTTACGGCGATATCATCACTGAAAATAACATGTTCCGTTGGATACATGAACACGCTGAGTGCTGAACGAGACCGCATGAAATGAGCTATCCGCACTTCCAGATTACGCAGGAAGCTCACAAGTGCATGTCCAGTTTGGAATGCTGTATGCTCTGCATGGATAGGAACGCTTGCGGGCGCTCCCGCTGTAACGGAATTTAATACTCTATACGACACAGGCTTTGCAGGCAAAACATGGAGTGCTTTCAACATATCCATGTTCGCCTGATTGAGCGTATGAAAAGCTGCAACTACATCGATAGGGAGCGGAACAAGGTCAATCCAATGGTTTACGCCATCTGTAAGGTAAATGAAGTACATACCATAACAGCGATCTCCCTTCAGGATTTCAGAACGCCCTAGATTCTTCTCCCACGGCCATACATAATTGGATATTGGAATGTTTAAGACCGCCGAATTAAATTTAACAGCGGTCATTTGCTTTCCAGCGCGCATTTTGGAATCTGCTAGTTTCGCTATTTTGTTATTCCAAGCTGTGTCACCCCACGCAATGCGCTGTGCAGAGATTTTTGACAGAATATCATTCCAGACAGAGGCAGAAAAAGCGGATGTCAAGCCCCCTGTGGTCAGAGCATTGTATGTCGCAACGGTCTTGTCAACTGTTGCTGTGCCGTTTGATTTGTTCCAATCCCAATGCGAAACGGCCACAGGAAAACACCTCCTTTACCCAAACACGGCAACAACTGTTGAGGTGTCCGCTAGTGCGGCACCGATGCCTTTATTGTATTTGTAAATCTGCTTTGTTTCCGTATTGATGAATAGCCCGGTTCCGTTTTCAATATCATCTGTATATCGGTCTGCGCTGTCACCAATCCAAATACCATCCCGATACTTTTTAATCATACCGGCATTGCTGACATTTGGCTTGTTACCAGCACCGAAAATCATATACGGGAGCGGAACATCTGAAGAGTAGTAACCAATACCGATTGTTTCTATCCGGCCAAGAATGAAGTTCAAGCCATTGTCCAGCATTTCGATATAGCTGTCAGTACTTTCTTTCGAGAACAGCCGGGATAAAAACATATTATCAGTATAAATGGAACCACCATTGATTAACGTCTTGCCTTTATCGTCCGTAACGGTGAGGCCATCAATGGTTGTGCTGATTTCAATGTATTTGCCGGAAACGTCCTGGATTGTCGCCGACAGCTTATCTGCGGTTTGGTTAAGAGACGAATACCCTTTTTGGAGGTCTGTGACCTCAGCACTAATGCCACTCGCAAGCGCCTGTAGTGTGGTATCGTGGCCGGTTCCATCATCAACGATAATTTCCACCGAAGAAGTCATTTTCCAAATCTTTTCTACAGGGTCAAAAAATAAAACTTCTTCATCTCCCTGTGTAAATGCCATTTTGTCGGCATTAAATACGACCCGCGCTTCTTCCGTGCCGTCCCTGATACGGCGCACCACAAGTCCTTCAGCCTTATTAAGGGATGCACCGTAATAAGAGCGGTTAGCATGGATAGAACGGCTTTCCCTCAGTTCGGACGCAGTTTTATACGGAAATTCCTCTTCTGAATCGCTTTCGGCCTGTGCCTCAAAGGTACAGGTGTGCCCAATATTGCACGAGATATCCATTGCTGCAAGCCATGCGCATACCTCTGAGCCATCTTTTTTAGTGACGACAACGGTATCCCCCAGCTCCAAAAGCGGGTCAGCACGGGCAACGTCAACACGGTATGGGGTGTACACAACCCCGGCCAGCTTTTGATAAACATCGTCAACCACCGTTTGATCCGCAACGGGACTATCAAATGTGATTTCATAACCGCTATCATCACCTGCCGTGTAGGTTTCATCATTCCCATCTGTCATAGTGACCCGGGAGATTGTGATAGGAACGCCGGTTTCTGTATAGCCATTATGAGCACTGCCCAGCACAGCATCCGCTAATATTGTGTTTTTAGGAGATTCCAGGGGAACAAGCCTGAGCCGCCCCTCTTCCGTCATAATCCAGTTGCCACCGTTAGATGCCGCAATATAGGACAGCACTTCGGAAATGAGCGTGTCCCCGGCAATGTAGTTGATACGGTAGGAACTGCCTGTTGCAAACGAAGAACGGCTATCAACTTCAACTCCCATAATTTTGGCGATATCAGCTACTACAATAGCCTGCTGTTTCGGCCAGTCAGTGAGGGTAGACTTATCGAAATATGTCTGTCCGGCTTTCACCATATCATCACGCAAATTTAGCGTTACGTTGGTCTTCCCTGTACGGGAGCTGATATAAAAGCAGCCCTGCCTTACCCAGCCAGTGGCAGTTTTGCCGTCTGGTCTCACCAGACGGCAAAAAGCATATACTCGCGCTGCCTTTGGAATCGCAACCCCATCAATAGGATGGATAACCGCTTTCATCGTTGCCGAACACACACGCCCGATTGCCGGTGCATCAAGCAATGGCTTAGAGATAACGGGATTGCCTCTTAGATTTTCACCCAAGTAATCAATCCCGTTAATATTTAGCTTGTATTCTACTTTATGCGGCACTGCCAGTAGCGCCGCCCATTTGGAAGGAGCCTTACGCATCAGACAGTTTCCTCCTTAACTGTAATGAGGGTGAAGCTAATGTCGTCTACCACGATGCCATCATCTGTGAATTGCTCAAGGGCAGCATCAATAGACGTGTTATAAAACAATCGTGTACAAATACCGTTTCGCAAATCAGGATAAACTACCTCTACGCCGTTATCTCCGTCTTCCAAATCCTTTTCAAGCTGCTGTGCGGTTTCAAACGGCATAGGCCCCATTTTGATTGCAAGCGTGCGTTGATGGGACGTAACCATAGGATGCATTGTACACGCCGTATCACGTCCCGCTTCTTCGTCATTTGTGTTGTCACGTCCCCAGCCAAAGCCGGTCTTGCGTTTAACATACGATGTATAATCGTGACCGTTGATTGTAAATACGCCCTTAACCGCCATATCATCCACCTCCAAAGTTTCTGAGTTTGGAACGCTGCTGCTGTGTAATTGCATCTGCCAAAGTATTTATGTCAATACTCAAGTTGAGCGCTTTTACCACAGCCAGAATTTGCTTCAGCTGGTATCCAAGGTCTGCAAGGCGTTCATCTACATCAGAAGAGAACCCCGCAAGGCTATCCGTATCACGGTTTTTACTTACCCGCTCTACACTTGCCACCGCACTGTAGGGAACAGCACGATTGAGAATTGCAGGAGTGGTGAATGTGACCCTATCTGCAATCGCCTGTAGGCGGTCAATGAGGTTTGTAAAGCTGTCTGTGATAGTATCGGAGAAGCTGTTCAGCCCACGGGCTACCCCGGCATCCACATCGGTGTTGATATCTCCAAAAGAATAGGTGCTGGAATTGAACTCTTTTGCTATCGCATCTGCCACACCGGACACGGTGCGCACAACGGAACCTTCGGAGTTCTCGATACCTTCACCGATACCATAGCCGATATTCAGGCCGACAACATCACGAAACACCCGGGACGGAGAGTGGATCCCCAGTGCGGATTTTGCAGCTCTAAGCAGGCTGTTTGCAACGCTGCTTACCTTGTTTCTCAGCCAGCTCCACCCGCTATCAATGCCTCTGCCGATGCCGGAACAAATATCGCTGCCAACACTATACCAGTTAAGCCCCCTAACAGAACTTAGGGCACTGCTCATTTTGCTGGTAATATCACTCTTTATGTTATTAAATCCACTGCTCACATTGCTTTTGACAGAAGAAATCTTGCTGCTAATTGTGGAGGAAATATCATCCCACTTGCCGCATATTGTAGTGTTGATTGCAGACCATGCAGAGGACGATACAGACTTGATATTATTCCATGCTGTTGATACCGTGGACTTAATACTAGAGCTGGTAGAAGCCACCGTGGACTTCATGACGGCCCATGCAGTAGAGACAACGGTTTTTGTGTTGTTCATCTGTGTGGAAATGGTGTCTTTTACAGTTCCCCAATCGCCGGAAACAGCCGCCTTAATCAGGCCACCTGTGTTCGACACAGTGTTTTTTATGTACCCCCATGCGGTAGATACGATGGTTTCTGCTCCCTGCATCTGTGTAGCTATCGTGGACTTAATCCCAGACCACACAGAGGAACTGCTGCTCTCCACTTTGGAGCCAGAACTAGAACACCACTTCTTGATGTCACGCCATGCATCGCTTACAGTGGAAGTGACATTAGACCAGGCTGTAGATGCCCCGGACTTGATTTTCTTCCAGGCATCAGAAGTTTTGGACTTAATATCCTTCACTGCACTGGCAGTCCACGATTTGGTGCTATCCCATGCACCGCTAACAATGTCAGATATATTGATCCAAGTCTGAGCGGCACTTTCTTTAATCTCAGACCATGCCGTAGACAGCTTTTCAATCAAAGAGGAAAGAGCATCACCGAAGAATTTCGTGATAGAATCCCATGCAGCAGTAATGCCTTGCAGCAGTCCTTCGATGATAAAACCGCCCTGTTCGGCCATAACTGTAGATGGAGAGTGGATGCCGAATGCGTTCTTAAATCCGTTGATAAACGGAGTGAAAATGTGGTCTACAACCCATTGACCGATATTGCAAACAGCATCCCAAATGCCATTCAACAATCCTTCGATAGTGAAACTACCATCCTCGTAAGCAACATCATGCCACCAATCTACTACGCTCTTCCATGCGTCCTCAATGAGGCCTACCAAGAACGCCGTAAGGCCACCAAGTCCGGCACCTATACCTTCAAACAGGGCAGTAGTCACACCGCCCCAATCAATATTGGCAATGAACGTTGCAACATCCCTACCTAGTTTCTGCCAATCCATATTTTTGATTGCAGAACTAAGCGTATTCAGGATTCCAATAACGCCATCAGAAACCGTCTTTGCGGCCTGCTTCCAGTCAATGGCATTCCACAGGCCCATAAATCCGTCCGCAAGAGCTTTTCCAAGGGCTGTCCAATCGATTGTAGCGAATATACCTCCCAGACCTTCAATAAGGACTATGAGCTTTCCGCCCAATACAATTCCAAGATTTCCCCAATCAACCCCATAAATAATGTGGTTAATAAGTTCACCTAAAGAGACTCCGAGACCGTACCAGTCAAAATTGGTGATTGCGGTTGCAAGGAAAGTAAGAGCACCATTGAGGTAGTAGCCGATTTTATCACCAACTTCAGTCCAGTCTACATTGGAAACCATCGTATTCAGCTGGTTAGTCAGCGTTTTGGCCGCCTCTGCCCACTGCCCGGATTTCAGCTGCTCAACCATGAGCTGCGCCCAATCAGGCAGCGACACATTAGGCAGTTCGGCGGTAGCATCTCCACCGCCACCACCGCCGCTGTCATCGGCTTTGTTGTTATTGAGAATGTTGAGTTCATCGAACGAAGCCATTGAACGCTTTAGCTTGTCCGTCTCTTTTGCCGCCGCCCCACCGGCACTGCTGATTGCCTTTTTGGTGCTTTTTCCCATGAACCCTAAGAGCTGTAGGAATTTTGTGAGGTACGCCGTGGCCGTAGCCACAAGGTTGACAATGCGCGTGATAATCGGGCCAAGCACGTTACCGATGCCAGACCAACAAGCAGAAAGCCTTGCCGACAACTCCTGGTTTTCCTGCATATAAGCACTTACCGCTTTGCGCAGGATTGCATAGACACCACGGGCACCAAGCAGACTAAGGGCAAATTTCTTTGCCCCTGAAATGAGGCCGCCAAACTGGCTGTTCATAGACCGTCCGTGCCCTACCATTTTTGCCATGCTGGATGCCGCACTTTTCAGCCCAGATACCAATTTATTCACTGCAAATCCAGCCAACGCCTTTACAAGCCGCCCGGCTTTTTGCACCATGGCTCCAAGTAGTCTGTCCGCAGTCTGAAGTGGATGCATAATTGCATTTCCTATACCACTAAATGCGGATTTTACCGACATGCTGATACCCGCAATAGCGGATTTTACGTAGCCAGATAGCGTGGTCATCTGCGCCCACTCATTATTCGCGTAACTCAGTTCGGATTCCATCCACTGAAGCTGCTGAGTAGCCGCAGAAAGAGAGGATTCCATTTGTGCATACTGGGATGTGTCGGCACCGTTGACATATGCTCCACCGCTATTCTCAAACTGCTGCTTCAGGGAAAGTAACTCATGGTATTTATTGGAGACGGCCTCCATGTCATACTGCACAGATTTCCACTGATTAGATTCCGTAGAAACGCCCATAGCTTGCATTTTCTCCTGTTTTGCAAGCAGGCTGTTAAAATTCTCTTCGAGCTTTTGAACCTCATTAGAAACGTCCTGGTATGCTTGCGTGGGAACCTGGGTTTCCCCCATTGCCTGAAGCTGCTGTTCCAGTCGTTCAATATCACTATTTAGCGATTCCGCCTTAGACTGGAAAGATGCCATGGCACTTTCACTACCACCCATAGCACGCTCAAATGTCGGTGCGAGACGTTCAACGCTGTTATTCAAAGCGTTAATCTGGCTTTGGAGGCCGGATGTTTTTTGGGATGTCCCGCTGAAATCAGCCGTCTGTGTAGCTGTCTCGCCCCCTCCATTTTGCAAGCTTGCAATGGTGCTTTCCAGCTCCTTAATCTTATTTTCAAGGGCAGAAATCTTTGCCTCAGCTGCATCAGTGTCAAAATCAACCTCAGTCGGCACAGAAGTAGCCGCGTCAAGCTTTTCCTGCAATGCCGCTACGGTATCTTGCAGAGACTTCACTTGCTCCTGTAGGCTTGAAATTGTTGCTTCCAATGCCTGTGCCTTTTCATCTGTACTGCTTACGCCCTTGTCGCTACCCTTGAATGCTGATTTAAGATTCTCACCAAGAATTCTTACCTCATTAGCAAGTGACTTAATGGCATCTAGCAGCTCCTTACTACCGGCCTTAAAGCCCTCTGCATCTATTGAAGCATCGATAACGATACTGTTATCTGCCTGACCTGCCATGTTATCACTCCTTTATCAGCTAAGTAGTGCGTTAAGTTTATCCTTCTGAGCCTGCTCTTCTGCTGTCAGTTTGGGCTTCAAAACGCAGATGTTTTTATTTGCGCTCCAATATTCCCGTTCCCATTTCTCTAATTTTTTTCCCTGTGCCTTTTTCAGACGTAGGGAAAGGACATTAGAAAACACGCCCTCTGAAATCTCCATATAGTAGCCCATAAAAGTCCACCAATGGAGATAATCAGTAGAACGTGTCTCAAAACCCGCAACCTTATTGATTGCTGGGAACATGATGCCCTCGTCCTGTTCCCAATCCATGACCCGCGGTGACTTTACATTTCCGCTATCCACACCATGGTCTATAAATTCCATGGCTGCTTTGAACGCCGCCTCGTAATCCGTATTGGGAATAACGTCAAAATCCTCATAGAGAATGCACAAGCAGATATATACTTTTTCAGAATTTTCAAGCTCTGGATCATTGAAAGCGCAGAGAATGTTCAGAACATCCCGAAAATCAGAACGTATTGCATAATTAACGCCATTCACGCACACGCTCTTCGGGAGTTTTCCAATCATTTCTTACCATCCTTGTGCTTGCCGGTTCGATAGCCGTGAGTGTAGCGCTCAACACGAGAGTTTACTTTCTTAACCTCCTGGTCGAACTGCGCAGAAATATATTTACCTACCGCCCCCAAAGCGTTCTCACAGTAAAAATGCCCATTTACAGGGGAGAACGGATGCACTTTTCCGAAAAATGCCGATGCAAAATCGCCGCCAAACAGATAATTACAGGCAGCGTAAAGACGCTCAGTTGCATCTTTCAGCGCTGCCTGCTCTGCTGCTTCTTTTTCCTCGGCGGTTGCATCCGGGGTAATGTCGATGCTTTCCAGCGGGGCAACAACATTGTCGAACTCGGCGGCAACCTTGTTATACCGCTCAATAATGCCAATGTCGGTAGGATTGAAATGGAATACGCCGATTTCCTCGCCCTGTGTGTTTCGGATAGGCACCTCAACGCCGCCGTCATCAACGATAATCCCATCAAAATTCATAATTTTTTCAGCCATGATACTAGCCTCCTACAGCTATTGAATTAGGCGGCTCTGCAATCCAGAGCCGCCACGGTCTTAATCTCTTTAGGGACCAACACTAGTGTTGGTTTCGGTGAAGGTTTTGGTTTTGGTATCCCAGTTGCCCTTAACGCGATTACCTGCATTGTAGACACTGAAGGGAATCTGAACGCCGGAATTGTCGCCACCAAAGGAATTGGGGACAACATATACATTTTCCCGATATGCCCATTCAACGGAACCATCCGCGGACAGCAGCACATCAACCTTTGTGGTGACGCAAGCATCACCGGTCAGACGTTCGTTGGCAATCTTTGCCAGCTGTGCAAACAGGGGATCATCGGTATTTGCGTAGTAGGGGTCAACCTCGGACTGAACCTCGTAGCCGTTATGCTTGACGGACTGCTCGCCCTTGATGTTGTTGGTCACTTCCACATTGGGGTTCAGTTCCTCGTTGTATTCTTCGAGGTCGTCACCCAATCGGACGTAGTTCACGGTATCGCCGCCAAAACTGGCATCGATGTAGTGCGCAAGGTACTTACGTTCAATTTTAGGCATTGAATAGTCACTCCTTATCTGTCAAATTCATTTTCATACCGCAGTGTTGCGGAGATTAGCCAGTCCTCCACACCGTCCTGGTAGGCGGCATTAAGATGGCTGGGATTTGTACGGCTGATAGACTTAATCAACCGATTGCCAGAACACAGTTCCGGGTAGCGCGTCAGCTGATATGTAGCTCCACCAATTACAATAGGCTGCATTTCCAGCCAGCGCCCCATGATATCGAGGAACTCCTTTATTTTCAAACGCTGATTTTCAGCTTTGGGAGCCGCACGATAAATTACATTAAAGGGGTACAAGCATACCTGCCTGACGTGCCCCGTAATGCTCTCTTTGTTGGACAATAGGGCAGCACCAGAAGTCGGATAAAACCCGATGCCGGACGTTTCTGCCAATGTGGAGAACAATATTCTCTTGCCATCGAGGCCAGGGAACTCATTAAGCAGTGTTAAAAGTGCATTGCTTACCGCCTCTGAACCATCAACGTCAATTATGGGTGTTTTCTTTTCCATCCCTATTTTCCTCCAATTTGTTCTTTCACGCCGTTAATCCAGTACTCACCGTTTCGTGTTTTCGCCGTATCAAACCAATAAGCGGTTGCCTCTGGATTGGAATAAGACAGGGGCTTATCCGTCACTACCTTTTTGGCGCCCTTACGCGCCCATGGGCTGCCGGTATCCGGGTCAACCATAACCTTGCCGCCGTACAGGAAACGAGCGTATGGCCCGGGGAAAATCACCTGCCGCCCACCGTAGGCCGTATAGGAACGCTGCTGCAAACTACCTGTAAGCAGAGGCATTACAGCTCTGCAATCTTCAAGAATACGGTCTCCTAGCCACTGCTGAGCAGCTAAGAACTTTTCTTCATAGGGCTTTAAGGCAATTTCAACGTGCAATCCGGCTGATACATAGGAGATATCCGGGAAATGGAAAATCTGAGAAGTATCGGACATTCTACCTACCCCCAATCTCAAAATGGGGCAGCAGGCCATAGAATGATGCAAAAGTAATCATGTAAATGCCGTCATATTCATCATTCAGAGCATGATAAAGACCGGAATCGTAGCCATCATCAGAAATGGGTACAAGTTCCGGCCATTCGCCATCATAAATGAAATCACATTCCGGCTTAAACGTGATGTATTCTGCGGGGGTATTGCACTTTGCATACTCTTTCGGCCCCGTGTAGCTCTTTATTCCGTTTGCCGTGGTAATCCTTTTATCAGCGGAACACCGAATAATCAGCTCCACGGTATCTGCATTGTTTTTCCCAGATGTTGTGGAGCCGCTGGATTTGTTTACGAGCAAATCTGTGTTTCTGATAACTGCCGGATACCACTTTCCACTGCTTTCGTGGAAGTTAAATACGGTAATGACATTCTGGTACACGCTTCACGCCTCCCGCATACAGCAGATTTACCCCGGTAGAATCTGGAACGTTTGCCAGGTACTTCACTGCAATACTGCTAATCAGTTTGACATGGGCTACTGGGTCGGCAACCGCAGCCGCATAAGCGGTTGCGGTGCCGTTTGTGGAAAAGGAAATGGACTCTCTCCCGGACGAAACAGATGCCACAGCGCCCCGATAGCTGCCATCAGCGGCCTTTTGCGCTGATGCCGCCATCCGCTGTACGTCAACAAAGAAAAGCGTATCAGCAATGGCACACACGGCCTTTCTTACCTTTTCAGCATGAGCTTCAACCGTTGGGAAAGCATTGGTCAGTCTGCCAAAGGTCAGGCTATCCAGTTCGTCACTGGCACGGGATAACCACTTTGCAGCGTTCTCCTTTGTAAGAGCATCCCCGAAATAGGAATCCCGGTAAAAGTCAAAATCCGCATATGCCATATGCCATCTCCTACTTACTCAGTAGCGTTTTCCTGCTTACCCGCACCTCTGACCGCAGACCGCTTGCCGCTCTTTTCAGGCACGGCAACATATCGGTCGGACTTCTGCATCAAGCCAATGGTAACCGGGTTCTCAGTTCTGACAACATTGCCGGTTCTGATATTCTTGAACTTCATTGTGATTCCTCCTTCATTTACTGGTTAATTCTGATTAACCGCCTGTGGGATTCTTCTGATCTTCGCTCTCCGTGCCGCCTGCCGAATTAGTCTTGGCAACAGCCTTGAAAATCAGGTCAGGCGTGACAACGGCAGTGCCGTAGTAATAGAACAGCTCAACGCCATAGGCGTTGGAGAGCGGAATCTTTTCTGCGGTATACTCATCTGCCATGACGGGCTGGGCTACGGAACCTCTAACCTGCAACAGGATGTCGCAGCCTTCAGGCAGGTGGATATTGGACACAGTTTCAACACCGTGCCATACATAGAACTCTTCGGCGGTAGTATCTACGTTGGCGCGGCTCTGCTTATCAAGGTTGTTGCGAATCTTGCCGTAGAAAGCGCTGGACAGAGACAGGTGCATCATGGAACGAGGCACTCCATCCACAAAATCATTCTGGGTGTTTTCACACTCCTGAATGACAGCTTCCAGAATGTCCTCCACAGAGGCGGTCATATCAACCTCCACCTCCACAGCTTCCTCAGCTGCCTTGGCGAAGAAAGCGTTTTCCAGTTCGGCAACCATGCGCAACACATGGTTGGCAGAACGCCGATCCAGCAGACCGTCAACGCCATACAGGCGGGTATCCTTCTCTTCAATCTCTTCCACGATTTCCCTGTTGGTATCGACAACAACGGTCACGGGCTTTGCCTTGACAGCATTGCCCTTACCAGCGGCACGGGCAGTGCCGTATTCCTGAGAAGAAGCGTTCACGAAACGCTTAGCTTCCACAGAACCAGAGGAAGGGTCGCCGGACAGGTCAGTGTTTTTCAGGCCCGCAGAAATCAGAGCTTTCTGCACATTTTCGATAACCTTGCCGTACAGTTCGGAAAGGTACTCCTTACCCTCGCTCTGGGTAAGAATATTCAGGGCGGTAATACGGGGCATAATCATTCTTCCTTTCGATTTTTATTTTTGGTGTGTTTAGAAAACTTTGGGTGGGACAAACTTGTTAGGCTTTCCCGTAGGGTCGCCGGTGGGGCCGGTAAAGGCAGGCGCTTTGCCCATGAGCTTCGCAGCCTTTTCAGCCTCTGCCTTTTCTTCAGCAGTCATGTACAGGCCAGTATCTTTCGCCTTGGCCGCTTTCATAAAGTCGTCAAAGCCGAAGAAAGCACCGTCTTTCCAGGAGCAGCCGCTATTTTCGGACATGCACTCGGCTTCAAGCTGCTTGCGTGCATAGGGGGATGCAACGCCGTATTCATCGAATTTGCCCTTGAGCCAGTCGCGCTGATCGCGCTGGGTGAGCTGAGCCGTATAGCGTTTTTCCGCCTCTTCTGCCTGTTGCTTGTAGGTCTGGACTTCCTGCTGGATTTTTGCCGGGTCAATCCCTTCAAAGTTTTTCAGGGTGGTTTCAGCCGTAGTGAGGCGGCCTTTAAGGTCGTCACGTTCCGTTTCCAGAGTGGTGACAGCCTTTTTGTGCTTCTCGATGTCCTTGCCATGGATGGCAAGCACCTGAGTTGCCTGTTCCTCTGTCAGGCCGATTGCAGTTAGTTCTTCGGTTTTCATAGAGTTACCTCCAATTACGATTAGGCTTTTTAGGACGTTGCCGTGTCCCATCGTCCCGGCATTATTAAGTCAGCCGGATTGACTAATGTGCCCCTTGCCGGAATCGAACCGGCGAAACCATCAGGGGCATACAAAAACAGAGCCACCATTGCGCATTTCCGCACAATGGAAGCTCTGCTTGTTTTTGCTATTGCTTATTTAATTTTCGAGCCGCAGCGGCGGCTTTAGCCGCCTCAGAACGATTCCACTTGGCAACACTAATGCGGTCTGACAACCGTTTCAGATTGTTTTCCTCGCAAAAGTCGTTATACGCCGCATTCTGCTTTTGAAGAAGCAGCGCAGCCTTTCCGTATTCGGCTTGAAGTGTAGCTTTCGCCTCTCCATCCTCGCACCCTTCTACAGCCTGCCGCAAGCCCAGTAATTTAAGCTTCGTCCTGCGTATACGGGATTCTAATGCACGTTGACGCTGTGAAAGGTCATATATCTTCTTGTTTTCCTCGCTATCGAAGTTCTTAAAGGGGTTATGGTCTGGATCGCCTGGGCCAAAAGAATGCCTACAGTTCCAGCCGCACAGGCCCTCACCCGTGCCATAGCCAGTCGCTTCTTCAAACAGAGGATAGCCAGGAGTTTTCCCTGTTCGGCTGAATAGCTTCCCCTGCCACCAGAAATGGTTGCCTGGATTTTCGCCGCCGTCACCATATCGAGCACCAATATGGGCTGATGTACGGATAATATCCCAATCTCGGTCAATCATCCCCTCGATAGCCATATTGCCGCTTGCCTGGGCAACCCCCGTTCGGACTGCACGAAGGACTGCTGTTTCGATAGTGTCTGTATGTCCAGTAGGATATACAACCTTTGTCTGCTCATTTACAATCTCATTGACCGCATCTTTTACTGCCTGCGTATATGAGGTTGCGCCGCTCATAACTTTGAAATGCGTTGTGTCCAGAACCTTAATAAGCCGCTGCTGGCTTGCCTTTGCAGTAGTCCTGGTAAAATTGTGGATTTCGCCGTTTGTTCGCATATATGAATCAGCTAGAAGCTGTATCATGTTTTCAGATTCTTCCAGTGCCTTTTCAGGAAGTCCATGAGCAACATAGAACGCATTGTCATACGCAAAGGCCTTTATTCCGGCATCCTCAAAAATAGACCGTACTTCAGCATCAGATAATTGGGTGAACCGTATGATATCACGCTGAACAGCTTCCAGGTGCCCACCCGCAGATTGATAAACCCGCATCTGCCATTCATCTGTAGGCGTGAGCAAAAGCTTCTCACTGCGCCCAATGCGCGCCATGAGCCGCTTGATAAGGTCTGCTGTTATCCATTTGTTGAGGTCATCAAGAAGCGGATGCATGGTATCTATGACTTCAAGGAGCTGTTGAGGGGTCAGCATTTATACCACCCCCGTTACTCGTTTGCAAAAAGCCCAGTTGCAACATTCGCTGCTTCTGCTTCAGCAGTGAGCGCCTTTGCCTCTTTCTCGCTCATACCTTCAAATTTAACAAAGTACAGCCACTTCGGAACCCATCCCTGCATGACGTAAGCCCGCCATGCGGCCTTGTCCTCTTCATAGTTGTATGTGATATCGCCAAAATTGAAGTTAATGTCATATGCGCCCATGGGTGCCATATTGTAGAGGGTCACAAGCGCATCCGCACCATAGAACGCCTGTTTAATGGCATCTCTGAGGGCATCCCGATCACTCTTGATTGTTTGGATAGTGTCGCGGTCATCAGATTCAACCTGTGTGGCCGTGAGCATTCCCGTCTGGCCGTCCATGACGAAAACGCCCTCTGAAAAACCGCACTTCACACCTGCCAAAGACAAATTGAAGTTAATATCCTTAATGCGTTGGTCTGTCAGAATCGTAGGCGCGTGCTCATGGATAGCGGTTGTTTCGCTGTCGTTGAGACCCATACCCAGACCTTTGACAAAACGGGGCAGCTCTACACCCCTTTTTGTAGCGTTCTGGATAATTGTCTGGCCCACAAAGGTGATGTGCTTACTGTCCTCAATCTCTGCGTTTTTCCGGCTCACGGCAATATCAATCGCTTTCAGCTCAGGCAGTGCATTAGCAAATACGGACAATCCAAGCGGGGAAGAACTGTCAATCGTATTTGCACCGGGGATGCGATAGTATGCAAACAGGGGCTTTTCCAGATTGGAAATGATGACCTCTTCCTCCATGTGCGCCCATGTAGCAACAGACTGTAAAGAAACCAGCCTGCCCAATGTTGCTTTGCCATCACCAGCAATCTGATTTTTGAACGCTTTGTTGGTAATCTTATATAGCCTGCCGTGTTCATCCGCACCCTCAAACCGATGGTATTCAAGGCGTGTATAATGATTGCCACCCTCTGACGTGTGGCAGGCAAAAATTGCACCTACGATTTCGCCGTTGTCATTTTTAGCGGTGATTCCAAAATTTCCGGGCAGTACAAAGTCCCATGTCTCACCGTTCCACTTGATAACGATGCCGCCCATTCTGTCCGCTTCTGCAATCCGATCCGGCAAACGTTTCAGCAGGTCATCCGCTAAGACCTGCAAGAAATCGGCCCTTGCAGACCCCGAAATGGCAATGCCGATATCCAGCACGGTTAATTTTGCCCGGTAGTCGGAAATGTGCTTTGCCATGTTGATTGTTTCGATTTCATCCCCATCATTTCTCCAAGGGGGCTTTCCGATGGATATGTTATCCCACCGCTGCAATGCGTTGTCCATTTCAGAAGATGAAATGAGTTCAACGCCAAACACCTTGCCAATGTCGGTGCCATTCACAAAAAACATATTGCGAATCCTCCTTAAAAGGCGTGTAAAAAAGTTCATTCCATCACCGCCTTAAACAATCCATTTCAATTCATTACGTAGTGCTGTCCGGCAAAAATACCGTATCTGATCCATGCTGTGGTCGTTTTCTTTGATAACTCTGTCTTCTTCGGATTCTTCATCCCAAGAATAAGTTTCAAATTCATCAAAGGTGTTTTTGCAGCTTTGATGGAAATACAGGCATCCCGCATTGAGGAATTTGGTAACGTCCTGGATACCGTTCAGCACATCATTATCGGCTTTTACCACCAGAAATTTACTGTACTTCTGGATAGTCTCTATCATTGAGCTTGCAGAAGGGTCGATGATGATGTATTCGATAGGATAATCACCTACCAGCTCACAGAGCTTTTTATAATAGGCCTCATTGTCAATGCGGTTATTGCTACCGCCTTTATAATAAAGCTCCCTTATCATCACCGCCTTTTGAGCACCAGGGTCATAGTCATATAATCCCGCTGCAAAAGGGTTTACAGTGCCGTAGTCCACTGCCACATAATACCTGTGGCGGGGATTGTACTTCGGCACGGTCTTTACAACATGAACGTCCTTGCTGAACATAGGGTACACAAGCCCTTCAGCCTTAACCCACAGCCCAAGGATATATCGGCGGTAAAAAACGCCGGTGTACATTCCCTCGTACCGTGCTTTAATTTTTTCGGATAAGCTCAGATTGTCATCCATCGTAAAATGCAGGTACAAGATATTCCGTTCACGGGCTTTCTTAATCCACTCTGTATAAAACCAGTGCCCAGGGTTTTCCGGGTTGCAGTTAAACCAGAATTTTGACCCATCAACGGAGCAGCGGGCCATAGCTTGCTCCACAAAAGAGCGGGGCATAAGCGCTACTTCGTCAAACAGCACACCGGCAAGCGTGATGCCCTGCACAAGTGTGTAGCTACTCTCGTCTTTACCACCGAACAGATAATAGGTGTTCGTGGTCTTGCCATTACTAATAATCAGCTTATTTTCACTGCGGCGCTCCACAATGGGGAAGATGCCCTCCAACCACTGAGGCATGAGCGTTACGACATTCCGGCGCAAACTCTCAATCGTCTTTCCGCAGATTGCGAAGTTCTGTCCGTTGAAACAGCTCATGCTCCACAGAATAAAGCCATCAGACATAGAAACAGTCTTACCAGAACGGATGGAGCCGTCACAGATGATGCCATCATAATCCTTGAACTTAGGCCTATTCCACCAGGTCAGTGTCAGCCGTTGCCGCTTGCTGAAGCTCTGGTAAATCATCAGTGTCCATATCCTCCTTTGTAGCATTCTGGATAGCCTCAAGCAGATTGTTTTCTTTTGCCGGGCCGCTCATGCCTGCCTCACCCGTAATCTCCATGAACATCTGGATTGCATAGGTGTTGCCCGCCTGGGCTGCCCGGATAAGCGCATCAGCTACAAGCAGCTTTTGGGTAAGCTCTTCGGGCGGAATACCCAGCTTTGCAAGTCTGTTCTTCTTGCGCTTATCGGCAATCGGGAGGCCGGAATACAGCTCAACCAGGTCGGCCATCATCTGCTTTTCCCGGCGCTTTTGCTGAGACGCTTTGCCACCGGCGGAACGGATAGCGTGAGCTTCTTCCTCGCTGCGCTCAGTCAAAGGTATCAGGTGCTTGTCTTGCGGTCTGCTCACGTTCCACACCTCCTATCGGCGATTTAGTACCTCCTTAACCTTTACTGTAGCTGTACATATAGCCAAATTTCTTTTGATTTGCTTTCAGCCAGCGGTTTACGGCATCGTTGTAATCGGTGCCGCTCAGCTTGGCGGAACCAACCGCTTTAATAAAGCCGGAAGCATTGAAATGCGTACCCTTGACGAAAGAGTACGTACCGGCATATTTGGCGGTTTCCGGGGTGCGTCCTTGGGGAGAACTGACAGCGACAATACCCCGGCGTGTTCCCATAGCGGTGTTTACCACATCCTCTTTGGAGAACGTAGGCCAGCCGTCCTTCGGGTGGTTATGAACTGCAATTTCTGTGCCGTTGCCGCTCAAGCCGGAAATAGACCCGGCGTTGCCGTGGCGGTATTTCGTGGCAAAACCATAGGCATCAACAACTACGCCGTGCTCTATGTCGGAATTGGCGTGTGCTTTTGCAAAAGCCCGTACCATGTCCTCATAGGTGCGGTGTACACCAACCTTCGTATTCATCCTTGCGGGAAGGTCTGCCTCGGTTTCATCCGGCCCATCACCGCCACCAGCGGAGGGCCAGCCGCCATCAAAGCCCATGCCGGAGCTGCCGCCGCGCCCGCCGTGCTCTACAGGAAAAACAATCTCTGTCCACGCGCTGACCCGCTGTTCCAGGGTTTTCCCGTCAATCTCAAAGGCCAGGGCTTCATCGAGACTGTCAAAAGTAGCGATTGTCTCCCCGGTTGCAAGGTTATATAGCTCAAGCGGCTTTCTGAACAGCACCACCTTATCAGAAGCATAAATGCCGCTGAGGCGCTTAAACTCACGTTTGAATCTATCTATCTTCATGTTGTTTCACCTCTATTCCCGTAAAAATGAGTATAAAAATACCGCCAACGAATAAACCGTTGACGGTAGAACACAAAATATGAAAAACGGGCGCATTTCTGCACCCGTAGCAAGCGCCCGGATTTGAACCGGGGCAGCGGCAAACACCACTTGCTCCCCCTACATTACTACTTGCTGTTCCTATTATGCCACAGATTAGTTACTTTTGCAACCATTCTGCGTTCTTTCTCAGAAAGTCCTGTGGCACCTTTCGGGCCATCGTTCTCATTGTGGGAATACCCGTGGTGAACATGGGGAGAAAGGCCCTTGTGAGGTTTGTCTAAGTCTATGGTTTTGATGCGTTTGTTTCCCCGGTCATAGTAGGAAATGAATTTCAGGGAATCGGCTTCATTGACCGTAACATAAACGCGCCCTTTGGTCATTGTTTCCATCGGGGCCGTTGCACTGCCATCATTGCGCCGCACAAACTTCACATTTCCGACACTCAGGAGCGTTTTATACTCAGTGCCATACAGCTTACCACTTTCGGAAAAGCCGCTTGCCGAACCCCTACCGCCCATCGGGTCTGCCCCCTCTGCAACGTGCTCTAACGCTGTCCTGAAATGTGGCAATGGGTACTATGTTCCCGGTACACTGATCCGGGATGATGCCGTAAAAGAAAATACGTTCGGGCTGTAAGCGGGAGAGCATTTCATTATAGCCCTCAAGGAAACGCCTGCTGCATTCCCTATTGAGCTGAGTGCCCACCGAAGATACCGCAACCACACCGCCCACAGGCTCACCGTCAAAGCACCATGCAAAGCTGTCTTTATCTGCCCAGCTGATTGTAGGAATCACTGTAATTCCGTGCTGCTGCCAATAGGCACCTAGCCAGTGCTTACGGTAGTGGTTATAAATCTGCACGGCACGTGGGAAATCAACGTATGTAGAGAAATCAGGCGTACACACAGCTTTGAAGCTGCCCAGCAGGTCAAGGTAGGCATCCGGGTTTGTCCAGCATCTAGTGAATTGATAATCGTCAACAAAAAAGTGTACGCCCTTATCATACGGAAGCTTGCAGGTTTTAGCATAGTTGAATCCTATGAACGCGCCAACGCTGCAATGCTCAGGCTGAATGGGCGGTATGCCGTATGTACCCGTACCGTCAAATATGCATTTGTTCAAATTCTCATAATTGCGTCCCTGTCGATACAACGGCACCGCACCACCTTTCCAATGAGAAACCCCTGACGTGGTTAAGCATCAGGGGTTGGGGGTGAAGTGGATCATCACGAATGCGGCATAGTCGGAGGCAGGCTATGCCGCATCCGTGTGTCTCAAAATCCACGATAATATGCTATCACAGAAATCGAAAACTGAGCGAACAAAACGAACAAGTTTATTCGCCGTCCTCCTTTTCTGATTGCAGATAGCGTTTTACGTTCATCCTAACGCTGTCGCCGGTGTTATTTCCACCGATGGAATAGGCCACCTGCCACCAGCTCAAGCCGTTAATGAACCGAAGAGCCATAATCTGCCGGGTCAGACTGTCCGGGACACTTGCTATGTAACGTTCAAGCCGGTTTCTCTCGGTCAGACACAGGATTTCTTGCGCATGGATGGTCATTGCACATTCAGAGCGCAAAGCCTTTTTTCTGGCTATTGCGTTTCGGAGGTCAACAAGCTCTATGGCCTCGCTTTCCAGCTTATTCCCCCCTGAAGAGCCGTGTGGCATCCCATCATACCCAGGGGATGCAATAGCCCCACATTGCGCCTCAAGGCTTCTGAGCCGTTCTTCGTCCAGCTGGATTTCCCACTCTATGCCTGCAAGCCTTTTTTGCAGAGCTTCAACCTCACGATTCAGGTCATAAAGCTTTGATAATTCTTTGATTGTCATACGGACACCTCCTTAGCCCTTTTAATGCGTACCTTCAGGGCTTCGAGCAAACAGTTTTGGACATCCGCCTTTCCACCCAGGGATTTAATAACGTCTTCGTCTGTGCCGTCCTGCACCAGCAGGTGGTGAACAATAACCGGGAACGGCTGTCCCTGCCGGTGGAGGCGTTTATTGGTCTGCTGATAAAGCTCCAAGCTGTCCGTAAGTCCAAACCAAATGATATGATGCCCGCCATCTTGCAGGTTAAGCCCATACCCACCGCTTGCAGGCTGGAACAGCAGCAGGTCAATCTTTCCGGTATTCCAGTCATCCTCTTGCTGCTTCCCCTCGTACACTGCAACCCTTAGCTGTGTAGCTTTCAGCGCCTCTACCAGCCGCACCCGATCATGCTTGAAGTTATAGCAGATGATAGCGTGCTGGCCGTTAAGCTGCTCCACGGTCTCAAGCAGCGCCTCCATTTTGCAGTTATGCACCATGACAACGTTCCCGTCTTCATCGTAGCAAGCCCCATTGCACAGCTGAAGGAGCTTCTGTCGAAGAACTGCCGCCGTGCCCGCTGTGATAACCGTTTCATCGTCAATCTGAAGCAGGGTATCCCGTTCTAAACGGTCGTAAGACTTTCGGGCAGCGGCATCCAGGGCAACGGGAATATCATCATAGACGATTTCTGGCATGTCCAGGTAGTCTTCTGCTTTCATGCTGATACAAATATCCCCAATTCTACTGTAGATTTCGGTCTCTGCCCCAGGCTTTGGCGCATAGCTGAAGACGGTTGTTCGGCTACGCTTGTCCGGGACAAAGTAGGTATCGCGGTAAGCGGTGACTGTGCGGCCCAGCCGCTTACCACAATCCAGTAAAAAAAGCTGTGCCCACAGGTCAAGCAGACTTCGGGGGTTCGGTGTTCCCGTCAGCTCCACAATGCGGCTGATTTTAGACCGCACCAGCTTCAACGCCTTAAACCGCTTTGCCTGGTGATTTTTGAAGGAAGAGCTTTCGTCCAGAACCACCATGTCAAAGGGCCAGTTATGGCCGTAGTAGTTCACAAGCCACTGCGTATTCTCACGGTTGACCATGTAAATATCGGCGGTCTGGTGCAATGCAGCTATCCGCTGTGCCGCTGTACCGAGGACGAAAGAGAACCGAAGGTCGTTGAGCTGTTTCCACTTTGTGGCTTCTCTGTCCCATGTGGATTCCGCTACTTTCTTCGGCGCAATAATCAGCACTTTGCGAACGCACCAATGCTCATACTTTAGCTTCTTTATCGCCATCAACGTAATGGAGGTTTTGCCCAGACCCATATCAAGAAAAAGCCCAATAGCCGGATTGCTGATAATCCGGTCAATACAGTATTCCTGATAATTATGGGGTATGTAATCCTTCATCCCTCAAAACCTCCTTGCACCGTTCAATGACAAGCTCTATCCGCTCTACACTGTCAACGGTTGGAATCACTTCAAAACCCAATCCCCGTAAAACACCATGCACGTACTCTTGCCGCTTACGTTCCTTCTCCCCCGGCTTTTTCATTTCTACGAAAATCAGATTTCCACCAGGCAAGAGAATAATCCTATCAGGCACCCCAGAGAAACCGGGACTTACAAATTTCAGGCATCTTGCACCATGACCGAGTTCCTTAACTCGTAGCCTGAGTTTATTTTCATAATAGCTCTCAAGCACCTATTTAACCTCCTTTGTTACAAAGTTACGAAATTAGGGCTTTTCCCTACTTTATACGTATATATAGGCGCTATGACGTAAATGCGCTCATAGCGTCTATATTTCTACTATTCTATAGAAAAAATTGTAACATTGTAACATAAGCCGAAAAGTCCTTGCAGCACAAGGGTTTTTCACGTCTACAAAGTTTGTAACCGAATGTAACATTGTAACATTGAAGACGTTACAAACTTTGCCCTAAAGGCCTAATGTTACAATTCTAACTGCCCTACTCTTTATAGAATCCACGCTGGATATTGTATGGCCCAAAGCGCACCGGCCCACCAAACCGCTTCCACCCATTCAGATTTGAAAGGACTGCATTGATTTCCCTCGTATCAGTGTTTTTCAGGTCTTTGATGTTTCCGTTGAACAGCTCACACCAGACCTCAACCGCACATATTCGGTCACGGTCTACCAGCTCAACGCTTTGCCCGTCCTGCATATGCAGCTGTCCTGCCCAGAAGTCCCGCCTACGGTCAATGCCCCATTTTCCCCAGTCAGAGGGAACTTGCTTCTCGACAAAAGCCTGAATCAGGCCCTCACGGGCAGAGGCTTCACGGTGTTCCTCCTGCTTGACCTTCGCCTCAGCTTCCACCGTGCCGGAGAGATATAGAGATTCACCAGTCTGCCAGCGGGTTTTTGCTTCCGCCCATACCTGCCGAATATAATCGTCTGTGAGATCCTTCCATACGGTTTTTGAATGCGGGATTTCCCCTACATCCACAGGCCAGAAGCGGCGGTTGCCGGTGGTATCTTGCAGAAATTCAACCTCATTACAGGTGCCGAAGAACACACAGCATCGAGGGGTTTCCCGGACGTGTCGGCCATATGCGGCACGGTAGCGGTCGGCTCGAAGTGATAGGAACTGCTTAATGCGGGCAATGTCTGTCTTTCTGAATGCGTCCAGTTCTGCAACCTCGATAAGCCACACACCCTGTAAAAGCTCAGACGCTTCCTTTCCCTCGAATGTGCGGATGCTGTCGTTAAACCATCCAAGGCTCATTTTGTCCAGCAGCGTAGATTTACCGATTCCCTGCGGGCCTGCAAGAATCAGCATATTGTCAAACTTGCATCCGGGAGCCATGGCACGGGCGATTGCAGCTGTAAAGCTTTTACGGCATACCGCACGATTGTATTGCGTATCTGCGGCACCAAGGAAATCAATAAACAGCGTGTCCAGCCGGGGCGTTCCGTCCCACTGTAGGCCGTTGATATAATCCTGCACCTCATTAAATGCATGGGCAGAAGCATGAATATCAAGGGCGCTGTCAATATTGCCCCGGCTTGTGATCCCCCAGTAGCGCTCCAAGTACCAGTACAGGCCATTATTGTCGGTATCTGACCATAGGCGACGCTTTCCGCTCACGTTCCAGGGCAGAGCCGCCAACACCTCGCCGCGCCCTGCGAACTGGTTCAAGGCAAATCTACCTTTCAGAAGCGGATCACCGTCAAGGATAATCCGAATATTGTCAATCGTCCCTTTAACGGTATTGTTCTGGTTGCGTTGGAGACGTTCCGCCCAGTCAGAATCGTCTTCTGGAGCCTCACTCATAATACCCTCAAAGTCCTTTAACGCTTGCTCATGCTGTTCTTTGTTGAGTGTAGCTATCACGCCGTGATCCTGCAAAGCCAGGTCGCACATTGCCTTATAGGACGGGAGCTTGATAACCGGGGTATCGGTAGCGGCCTTTTCGTCCTTGTCCCCGAACAGATGCAGGCGCACAAGGTCGAATGCGTTCACCAGTCGCCCACTGCAAGGGTCTGTTGCGTGATGACTGTAGAGGAATTTCGCATTGTCATAGATGATTGCGCCGCCTGTGGTCGAGCCTCCAAGATAGGTATATCGGTCTTCTGCGCTGTCCACCGGCTCATAGATTTTAGGCAAAAAGGTATCCATGGCAGAAAGTACATCATAAGTACGGCAAAATGCGCCCACAATGCCAGACTTTTCCAGCGGGTTCCCTTGCTTTGATGCCAGCTTTTGATAGCTGACGGCGTTAGGAACCTGCGGCCAGCTTAGATAATTGCGCCAATCCGTATAGGTGCCCAGCAGGAAGTCTGCGGAAATCAGCGGTGCATCCTTGCTCTGGAAGACAAATTCGCTGTCAGAGCAGCAGGACGGCCAATACATCAGGCGGCACACCTCAAAGGTGGTAGGGTCGGCCATGCCGATGCCGATATGCGCCGCCACACGCCGGGCACACGGTTCATATTCGTCAGGTGTTACTGTCCTGTCAAAGGGAATCACAACACGCAGCCGGGGGGCTGACGGTGTATGCTTGCGGGTGCTGTAGACCGCATAGCCGCACCCAAGCTCTTCCATCTTAGCGATTACCATGTCTGTCTTCCAGCCAGGGATATTATCAAAATCCAGCGTGATAATGTCCCGCCCAATCATGTTGTTGGCCTTTCGGCGCAGCCCATTCAATGCGCCGCCTACAAAGCCACCCACATCCTTCAAGTCGTCCTGCTGTGCTTTTTTCATGGCCATATACTCCGCTAGAGTTTCCGTGCCGCGCACGGGCATACTCAGGCGGTCATACAGTTCTGAAATGGTCAAAGCTGATTGCTGCCACGCCATATCATGCCGGTTGCTGCCAACAGATATGGTAATTTGTCTGTCAAATTTCATGTTTGGTTACTCCACTTCATAGGATTACCCCTATTTTCAGGGCGGGCGATATCGCCACGTGTAGCCTTTTCAGCTCATTTTCTCCGTCAGCCGGATAAAAAGCCTTTCGAGTTTTTCACCTCGCACCCGGTCAACCTCTGCACGGTTTCCGTAGATGACCTTGAGCTGTTCCAGCATAATTTCCACATCAGCGATTTCTTCTGAGATAGCAGAGACGTTATTTTCACCCCGAATGTTCTTAGACAGTTCTTTGGTCAGCTCAGACATTTCCTCCATAGCCATAATGAGCTGAGACTGCTTGCCATAGATACGGACGGCTGCACTGTAGGTGTTGCGGCGAATTGGAGCCAAAGCGGCCTGCCGATGAGCTGCTAATTTTTCAATTTTAATCTCCTGCTCACGTCTGTATGCCTCTGAATCTTCGAGTGCTTTTTCCAATTCTTCTTTGGTCATTTGAAAACCCTCCCGGATTTTTTATCCTTGATTTCGATACGGCCTACCAACTCAAATCCGCTTTTGCTAATAATGTACTTCAACACCTTGACAAGCGCATTCACGTCACGCTCTAAGACGTTTTCCTCCTGAATAACGGAACGGAGGCCAGCATATGCAGTAGGGTCATAGTAGCCCTCGCTGTTGTACTTTGGATTATCTGCCATGTTGCACCTCCTTAACAGTCTACTTCGATTATGGCTGTAGGGAACCTGTCGCAGTTGTCCGCAATTTTCGTAAGGAACTCTGCTGTGGTTCTCACCATGTCCAGGTGGTTGTCTGGCTCAAACTGCCGATAACGCTGTGGATGCAGCATCAGCAAGGATGCGCCCTGCATGAGAATCGGATACATGTCAGAGCAGTGTCTGCCGTTCCACTCAGAGGGGTAGGAGCCGCACACTTCTTTAATCATGGCAGCGGTGTCGGACGTGTGTTTGATCCAGTCATCACCAACGTACACCCATTGATCCGTATCCTCTAATTTTGCTTTGAAGCTTACGTCATAGCTCACTGTGTAGCCCCCTCCCCTTCTTCGGCGTTCCATGCTTCCACATCAACGCCTATTTCTTTCAGCTTTTGACGAGCCAGCCAAGCGTTGGCATCCGGCATTTCATAGTAATCCCGCAATTTATCATGTTCTGCCTTAAAAGCTTCCCAGAACTCCCGAAGACGCTTTTGCCCAAAGCCAAGGTGCTGATGCAGGACGTACAGCACCATGGCATCAATATCATTGGTATACCGTGTATCGGCCTCTAAGATTTGTCGGTTAATCTCAAGGTTTAGAGCTTTTTTCTCTTTGGCTGTAAGTTCAGCACCGAAAACCTGACCTTTATACTGCTTAACTTTCATCGTCTTCAAAAATATCCGGGTTATCCATAATCACCATGTAAAGAGCCTGTGCCAGTTCGTCAACACGCTTTTCATCATGATCTCTGTAGCCGAGGAAATCATAGATACCGTGAATAAGCTCATGGATAAAATCGGCCTCCATTTTACCCGATGCCTGATTGGGGGACACCCTGATAGCAAGGTTAACATAGCTGATTTCAGCGGAAACATTTGCATTGCCAAGGTCAAACTTATCCGTGATTTCCACGTCATAGACCTTGCCGCCAATTTTGACGGTCTTAGGAATTTTCATTGTTTTTCTCCTTTATAATTAGGTCAGATTCAACCGTGAGAAGCATGGGCGGGATGCCCTCTCCCAAGGTGTAAAGGTAAATGCGCCCGGTCTTTTTGACCACTTCCAATTCTTCAGGAGACAGTTCCCAGCAGGTTTCTACGCCGGGGGTTCCGTCGTCGCACCTATAAGCCGTTCCTGGAAGATCATAGCAACCCTCTTTTCTGTAGAGGGCGTTTGAGTAATCTGTCTTAACAGGCTTCATGTGAACCTCCTTAGTAGTCAACACCGATGTAATCGAGCACTCTGGCCCAACCAAACTTTTCACCAGTAATGGGATCGGTACAGCATTTGAACATCCAGTATTCCCATTCTTTGGGGTTGCGCTCTTTTAATAGGTCAAATCTATGCGGACGCTTTTCAAGGTGAATGCCAAAGCCACACATAGAGCAGCCTGTCCTTTGCGCTTTCGTAGTGTAAAGCTGCCCGTCTTCAGTTCTTTCTATTGAGCCGTAAATTTCCGGGACAGGAACATTCAAATCAAGCGCAAGCTGAAGCAGGTCTTGACGAGAGAAAATGGCAAAGGGGGCAGAACGAATAGTGGATTTCCCAAAATAATTGCATCCATTAAGCCTTAACGACTTAGCCCTTCTACCACCTTCGGAAGCCATCAAACCAAGGAACGGGACACTGTTATGTGCTTTTGCCCAATCATCACAAGGCTTTTCTTTTAGGTAGTAGCAGCATTTGGAAGAAACCTGGAACGGGGCAATGGAATAATCCGTTCCCTCTTCGGCGTTTGCATATCCAGCGAACTTTTCAAGCCACTTCTGGGACATTTTCATCCGGCTGTTCTTCTGGAAGCCGCCGTATGCACCAGTCTCACCCGTAATGATTGCATGGCGAACTGTGGCATTTTTTTCGGTAGGATTGGCAAGTGTTTCTATTTTTGCGGCAATTTCTTTGGACAGGACAGGAAAACCAAATTCCTGAATAATCTGCTGTTTCGTCCATCGGTGCTCCCGCCCATCGTCATCCACACACCGAACAGCGGACTTCAGGCACTCTATGCCCAGCTGCCTGTGTACCTCCTGAATCGACTTATCTTCCAGGTAGGACACGCTGATTCCTGGTGCATCAATCCCGATGGACTTCAGGAACAGAAACAGCGTAATAGAATCAAGGCCTCCTACGGAGACATGGTAGTTCAAATCACGCTTTTCACATTCCCGCACAAATTCCTGTGCCCGGATTTTGGCATATGACACCTTAAAATCATAGGGCATTTTTTCCTTAACCATGAAATCAGCAATTCGGCGTTTCCCGTCAATTCGCTCCATTCGTTCAATAACGTTTTCCGGCATAATTGCACCTCCTATACTTCCATGCCGCAGATGGGACACACCATCGTTTCCAGTTTGATTCCGCAGTGTGGGCAACGCATCCGAACGTCTGCGCTTGCTCCCTTGTCCCTGTAGGCCTCTGCTGCTGATTCCATATTGTTGACGGCCTGGGTAAAATAGCTGTCTTTCAGTTCAATGCCAAGCCCCCTGCGTCCCATGATGACCGCCTGATACGGGACAGAGCCGATACCTGCAAAAGGATCCAGCACAATATCATCGGGGTTTGTCCACAGGTCAATACAGCGTTCAATCACGTCAAGCTGAAGCGGACAAATATGCTTTTCATCCTTTTCATCCCGCGCCGATTTCCGCTGAAGGGTATTAGATTGCCGAATGTCCATCCAAACGGGGGACGCATACCGCTGCCACACGTCAACCGGAAATGATTCCGGCGTGTGCGGGATTGGTTCTGGGTTTTCACCTGGTTTACGGAACGTAACAACATAATCAGGCAAGCCCTGACGGCTCATAGCACTGTCCTTTCTGATTTGCTTGTGTAGCAGTCCCAGTGCCTTTGTCCGCTGCATTTCTGTGACGGGATTTTTCCACACCGTAACCTCGGAATGGAAGATGAACCCAGAATTAGTAAATGCACGGATAATGTCACCGCGAAAGTCCTTTACCCCGATAAAGCCATCACGGCTTTTCATGGCAGGGAGATTCATACAATGGACGCTGACCAGCCGCCCAGGCATAATCACGCGGTAGAGCTGTGCAATCAGGTAAAGGAAATGCTGCTGGAACTCTTCATTATCACGGCTGTTGCCCATATCCCGGTCACTGCTGGAATAGGTATACAGGCTTGCAAATGGGGGCGAGAAAATGGAATAATGTACGCTGTTATCGGGTATTCCCTGCATGGTTTCCACGCAGTCACCCTGATACATAGCGTATCGGTCATCGATTTTTTGATTAAGCACATTCATTCTTAAATTCCTCCCATGCGGGGTATGTCATGTGGGTTTCAGGGTGGTAGGGCGTTGTGATCCGGCAAGTGCTTTGAAGCTCCTTTTTGGTAATCTCCCTTGACTGTTCCACCATTGCCCGCCGCATCTTCTCACAGTCGGCCTGCTTCCGCGCAATATTATCTTTGACACAGCCCTCCCGGCTGCTGATAACAATGTACACGTCAACAGGCTTTTTCTGCCCAAAGCGCCAACACCGGCGCACAGCTTGATAGTACTGCTCATAGCTGTCAGATAGGCCAACGAAAATCATCTTGCTGCACTGCTGCCAGTTCATACCGAAACCGGCGATACTGGGCTTTGTGACAAGGCACTTACAGAGACCAGCGGTAAAGCTCAGCATCCGATTTGCCTTGTCCTTTGAACTGTTACCACCCGTCACTTCCACCGCATTCCCGATTTTCGAGGCAAGCAGGGCACTTTCCGCATTGAGGTCGCACCATACAAGCCATTGGTCATCAGAGGTGTTTACCAGGTCTGCGGCTGCTGCACAGCGCTGTTCCAGTGTCTCCTTCCTGGCTTTTCGTCTCTGCGTCAGCGTCATAGCCTCCGAAACAGGTTCAGCACCATCCGCAATGATTTCATGCACCCGGAGTTCAGGCAGGTCATACCCTTCCACGTCATAGCCAAGGTCAGCAGGAGAGTTCATAACCACTGCCCAGGAACCCATCCATTGCCAGAAAACATCCTCAGCGTGTCCCTTGAGCCGCCATTTGGAGGTTTCGCCGCCATCGTGGACAAAGAACATTGCAAGCATTTCGGAATAGGACATAACCCCTAAAAACTCAGCATGGTTGCCAAGTTCCATGAAATCATTCGGTGCCGGTGTAGCTGTACACGCCAAACGGAATGGGGTATCGCTGAAAAAATCGATTATCTGGTTTCTTACCTTGCCGGTAAAGGATTTTAGAATACTGGACTCATCCAGCACTACCCCGCTGAATTTACAGCCTGCAAACTTTTCGAGCTTTTCATAGTTTGTGATATTGATTCCAGGCTTTAGGTCTTCCGCTTTCTCGCAGAGGGTTACTTCAATGCCGAATTTGACGCCCTCTGCCACAGTCTGAGACGAAACGGCCAGAGGTGCAAGGATTAAAACCATTCCGCCCTTGTGCGCATAGACTTGACTGGCCCATTCAAGCTGCATCGGCGTTTTTCCAAGGCCGCAGTCTGCGAAAACAGCTGCCCGGCCTTTTGCAAGTGCCCACCGCACAATATCCCGCTGAAAGCTATACAACTTCGGATTCAGGTCATCCGCAGACAGGCAGATGCTTTCAGCGTTAATTGACTGGCTGACCTTGTGGGAAATAAAGCTTTGGTAATCCGTCATTGCAGTTCTCCTTCACAAATGCGGATGCAGTTTTGAATGCCCCGAACACTCCGCCCAACAATCGTCCCTGTACCGGCGTAAAACTGAATCAGCGCATCATCGGTTTTCCGTCTACAGTGAAAATGGCCGGTCGTAGCGTTTTTCAAGGCAAATTCAATATTGTGCGCCCGAAATTGGGCAATGGCATAGGCAATTCTATCGGCGTTTTTCGCCATGCGCTGATGGTGCAGTTCTTCCGCATAGAGGTGGTATCCACCGTCAAAGCTTTCTTCAGGGTTTGCTTCGCGCTCTTTCCTGTTCATAGCAATCCTCCTTAATACCAGCCCCAAAGGAACGCCTTAAACCATTCCGGGAGATTGGCATTCATTGTCCACCTGATAAGGGTGAGCCTGTCCACCGCGCAGAGCAGGATAAACGCCGAAATAGAGAGGGCAATTACGACTGTCACGACAATGAGAATAGCCAACGCTAATTTTCTCACATTGCGATTATGTAGCTGCTTACTGTACTTGTCCCGGTGCGGGGTCTGTGGTCTATTCTTCATCCTCTGCGTCCTCTCTGTCTCCGAACATGCCAATCTTCATACCCAGTTCCACTGCGGCGCTGACCACAGCATAAAGGTCTCTGCCTGCCATGTTTACCAGTTCTGCAACGATATGAGCGGTTTCTTCAGCTTCATTCTCAAAGCTGAAAACGAGGCCCTTACCCAGTTCCTTAATAGAGCCATCTTCGTATTCAACGGTAATCCGCTTTGCGGCGAGAGTGTTATCCAATTCTATTTCCTCCTTCTGGAAAATGTTTTTTAGAGGCAAACTCTTAGAATGCCTCACAGTGCATCAAAGATTAAGGGGATTTTGGCCTGCAAGGCTTTCAGCGCCGGTGTAGCTATCTCCCGCATCTGAGGGTGAGCAGCCTGAGAGCAGCGCAAACGGAAAAAGTGTTGCCATTCTCGAAGATTAGCCGTCATAACAACTTCTGTCTTCAGGCTGTTTGGCAGTACTGCACGGGCTTCCTGCGGTGAGCAGCCCCAGTTCAGCAGCTCAAAATAGGCCGTCTCCGCTGCCCTGCAAGCATTCTCCCATGCTTTGTAGGCAGGGGTATCTGTGTTGAGGTATACAGGCCGTACCACGGTAATTTCGCCGCCGAATTTCCCTTTACTGTAATTACAATACCGCGTGCTCTCCTGACAGTATGAGGCTAGACGGTGCCGAACGATTTCATGCGAAACACCGCGGTCACAGATGAATTTAATCGTAATGCTGAAGTGCTCCAATACTGCTTCATGCTTCCGATTCATAATCAGCCGGACAAAATTTGCCGCGCTGGCATCGGTTATTAAGTTCTCGGATTTGTAGCAGACACGCCCGCACTGCTCGATGTGCTTCAAAACAGATTCACCATCAATGGGGGTCATAATCTCAAAGCCGGGTGTAATGATTTTCACTTTTGTGTCCTCCGTGCTTATGTTTTTCAGTGAATTTGTGCTGGGAGGCCCCACAAAAGGGGCCGGATTCCAGCGCGTATTAGATTAAATGCAGAAGCTCGGGGCCACGCCGCCAGAATTGGAAGCGGTGTAGTTGCTCACACTGCCGTTGGAGTAGACATGAACAAAGTTGAAAGAAGAACCAGAATACGGAGACCGCAGCCACCACCAAGCCGTCCCGATGCCCTCACGTTCCTTCACACGATCCCGCTCACCCTTGAAAATGTCAAGCTGAGTAACACCGGCTTCAGGATTACTATAGCGGCAATCTCCAAAGACCTGCCCTTCAGACAGCAGGAACAGCTTATCATCGCTTTCAAAGATGTCCCCATTATGGGTCTGGGTAATGTGAATCGGTTCGATTGCCGCCTGTAGGTCATCGGGCAGCAGCTTGAATACCTTGTTCATGTGCTCACGCATCTTGCTACCAGCCCACGCACCGCCATTGGTATAGCGTGGATTCATGTAGTAGGCATCCCGCAGGCAGTCATCAAACACGAAGAACAGCTTGCCGCTTTCATCAAAAGTGGCAACAACAACTGCTTTTTCTCCGTTTTTCAACGTGACCGGGATTTTATCGCCGCTATGCAGCACTTCATGGATAGTACCGTTTTTGACAGCCTGCTTCAGCTCAGCCCAGGAGCTTTCAAAGGTGGTTTTCGTAGTAATAAGCATAAAATAGCCTCCTAATCTTTTTTGAAGAACATTCCTACCCAACCGTCAGCACCAAGCGGCAAACCTGGTGCCCAGGGAATAGGAGTTGACATAATTTGAATCACACGATTCAGCATTGTTTTATCGTCAGCAAATGGGGCAATATCGATAACAACTTCATCGTGGACATGGAACACGACAGGGAATCCTTCAGCTTCCAGGTGCTCAATCGCCTGTGCCAAACAGTCGCGGGCAATCGCCTGTACCACATTCTCAACAAGTTTTCCGCCGTAGGTTTCTACCCGTGCCCACTTGTTTTTATCGTTAAGTCCCATGTACGTAATGGAGGGGTTGCCCCACCTGTTTTCTCCGACACCCGGATCAACGTAGTAGAGCTTGCGGCCTGATGGAAGCCGGATTGTGAGATAGGAGATTCCCTGAGTCTGGTCATGTTCCCTTGCCACAGTACAGCATCGAACATTAACAGAACCGCCATTTTGAATCACGCTCACAGCCGCCGTGTCAAAGGCATACCACAAATCACGGATTTTTGGGTTTGTATCGCGCCAGCGGTTCACAATATCCTTGATTTCGTCATCAGACAAACTGTCCAGCTGATGCCCTGTGTCCATGTTCCGCATTGCCGCCACGCCGCCCTGATAGCCCAGAGCTAACTCTGCAACCTTGCCACGCTGTCTAAGGGAATACTCGGGGTTCCCTTTTTTAATGCGCTCTATGGGGACACCAAACATCTGAGAAGCAGATGCTTCATAGATTTTGCCGTGGGTTCGGAAAACCTCAAGTCTCCATTCCTGATCCGCAAGCCACGAAATAACCCTGGCTTCGATAGCGGAAAAATCGGCATCAATGAGCACATTGCCGGGAGCTGCGATAAACGCAGTACGGATTAACTGTGACAGGGTATCATTGGGTTTCCCATACACTACCTGAATAGCATTAAGCCTCTGCTCCCGGACAAAATCACGGGCCAGCTCAAGCGGCTCTGTGTAGGTTCGCGGCAAATTCTGCACCTGAACCAATCTTCCAGCCCACCGGCCTGTACGATTTGCACCATAGAACTGAAGCAATCCGCGTACCCGGCCATCTGGGCAGACACAGTTTTGGATAGCGTCATACTTTTTCGTGGAGCTTTTCCCTAGCTCTTGCCGAATTTCAAGCATCCGCTGTACCGCCTCACTGTTCGCATCTCGCCCAAGAAGCGCCGTCACTGTCTCTTTGCGTAGACTGCTTACCTCTTCCCCGGTTTCCGCTTCTAACCACTGAGCAAGCTGCTTAACACTGTTCGGGTTGAATAAGCCTGTAAGCTCCTTTGCCTCTTTGGTGAGAGTAGAGCGCACAGTTTCACCCAGAGCCAGGGCACCATGAACAAAATCCATATCCACGGCCACGCCTCGATCATTGATAAGCAAATCCGTCTCCCACTGCTTCTGGACGAAATCAGGGACGGGGAACGCTGATAATCGCTGCTCAATTTCCATCTCTGAAACAACATCCTGAGCATTGTACTCTTTGAACAGCCGCCATTTATCAGGGTCATGGTGCGGCAGGTTTCGGGTGCGCTGGCCGTTTGATTTTGTTGCCTTGCAAGGAACGCAGAAATAGCGGATAAGAGCCTTGCCGGTATTCAGCTTTTGCTTGTCCTCTGGCAGTCCCAGGGCACGTCCAGCGGCGTCCAGGCTGGCCGGATAGCCACAGTACAGTGAATGGAGCATTGTATCCCTCCACTGGGACGGGGGAAGTTTTACACCCATGTAGTGACTCAGGCACCCCCACTCAAACGCCGCATTATAGGCGTGTTTGATATAATCAGGGTTAATGAGGGCATCGTATAGCCACCAGGGAACCTTCTCACCACAAGCCAGGTCAATCACCGTAGACGGGCCGCCATCAAGACTGTAGGCGAATAGCAGAATTTCAAAGTCTGGACTGCGTAAATACGCCTGTGCTCCTGCTTTCTTGATGCTTACGCTTGAAAAGGTCTCAAGGTCGATTGAAAGGTGGTGCATCATTGCTGCCTCCTCTTAGATGTATGGCAGGTTGCGCAAAATGTCTGAAGGTACATTGTCTTCCCACACGAAAGAGTTTTTCAGAACATATTCGTTGTAGCTGGCAGCGGTTTTATTGGCCCGCATTCTGGCCTGCTCAGCCCAAGAGCGCTTTTCTTCATTTTCGCTGTCCTTATACTGCTCATAGGTCAGCTTGTCGCTCGTGTAGCTTGCCATCATTGCCCTGCACGAATCCTCCACAGTTTTCTTAGTGGCGTAATTCGTTTGGTCATCTGCTTTTTGGACAGCGAAAAACCAGTTGTTCCACACAGCTTTCCCGGCAGGGGTAGCACCAAAAAACACGGACAGTCCTATGAGCACCAGAACCAGCAGAACGCAGATTGTATTCTTCATCCGATAGCCTCATAGGACACAACAGGACTATCTACCACAAAAGGAATATCGGAATAAAGGTAAGAGCCTGTCCACTCAATGTATTTTCCATCGGGTGTAAAAAAGAATATGCCGGAATCGTTCTCACCGTAGGAGCCGTCAACATCTGCCATTTCGGTGGTAAGGGTCGTATATCCGCCATTAGGGCCGCCGTAAACATCATCAACACTGCTGGGAGTCAAAAAACTGTTGAGACTTGTAACTTTTCCGTCCACAACGAAGCTGCCCACAACGGTATTGCCACTAAACAGAACGATATGGCCCAAAGGCTTTTCCACCGGGGAAACAAGAGCATTGGCCTTTTCACGCTGTCCGTTTACCCAATATGCACGGCGGATCAGGTTATGTCGCTCCAAAGAATAGTCAATGTCGGAGGGTGTACTCTGCGAGGACGCAAGGTTGCCTGCAACCTCTTTCTGTGTATCAATGTCGCTCTGCGTGTTGTAGGCGGTGGAAGTTGCCGCGCTCACGTCACAGCCGGTAAGCCCGACAACAAAGGCCAGACACAGGACGACAGTAAGCAAGGCTGCGATAATCTTTTTCATGGTAATCTCCTTTATGATATGGGGTTGAAGGTGGTAATCAGGCTTTGAACGGTTCCGCCGTGCTGAAGAGTTTAACGATGTTGTCTGCATTCACGCCCCTGCTTCTTAATTCCTCAATCATGGACTTAAATAGCGGGGAGTTCATAGCGTACTCCGTAAGCTCCATGTCGCTCAGGCTGGTAACATTCTGAAGAGACTGCTTTTTGTCAGCCGTATTATGGACAGTCCACACGGTTTCAGAGAAAGCAGCACTTTCAATATCGGAAATGAGCATAGAAAGCGTCCTAGCGGGCTTCTGAACAATCATGCGAACTGTGTTCAGAAGATGGCCTGTTTCCATTTCAGAAACAGGTAGCACCCGCCCAGTGCCGGTAATCCACACACCTTCATAATCAAATCTGGTTTTCATATTTGCGCCTCCTTTTAGAACAGCGCCGGTAACATATTCTTCTGTCTACCGGCGCTGTGTAGCTTTCTTACATGGGCATCCCGGTAATGGGGTTGATACTAACGGGGTATGCCGTCTGTTGTACGGTGGCAGGAGCGGGAGCCGTGGGGTAGCCATAGCCAGCAGGGGCACCATAGCCAGGGGCAGCAGCAGGCGGGGTTACGGGAACAGCAGGAGCCGCTGCGCCATAGGTATCAGCGGCTTGTCCGATACCGGCAAAGTCGCTGGCCGCAGATGCACCACCAGACAGCGGCTCACCATCACGGGTCTTCAGAACATTGCCCAGGCCACAGCCCACACCGATTTTACGATTCTTGTAGCCGTAGAAATTGATGGTCACACGGGCATACATGCCGCTGTAAATGTCATTGGGGGCCAGTGGGGCATTGATGTTACTGACATGGACTACATCGGGCTTGCGCTCACTGGTTGCACTCAGCACCCAGTGGCCCTTGCACTCAGGCGCGTAAGGTGTACCTGCATCGGGCTTTGTGCCGTCACCGTCATGCAGAATGGATTTGAAGTCGATAGCGGGCCTCACACCGCCCCACTTCTCATTGACGGCGCTCACTGCGGCGGCCTCAATGGACTGAAGAATGTCCTGAACCGTTGCCGTGTCGCTCTTGGGGATTAAGAGCTGAACAGAATACTTGGGCGTATCGCCTTGATTCTGTGCTCTGGGGGTGATAAGGTTTACATAAGACAGGCGAACTTCGCCGGTCAAAACCTTAGTAGGGATATTCTGATACATAGCTTTTCTCCTTTGATTCTTGATTTACTGGTTTTCTTTGGAAACGGGGTGGGTCTGAAGAAATGCATCGATTCCAGCATGTACGAGCTGCAAGTATTCCAGTACTTCCTTGCGCTCAGGATAAAGTGCTTCACACCGTTCAGAATCCATCTCCGGCTCAGCAAAGAGCAGGAATGATTTGGTAATCTTATCGGTGAGCTGCTTGGCTTCCAGCATGATACGGATTCCAATCTTGCGGCTTTCGGGTGCATTGGGATTGGACAGGAGCATTGCGCCAATCACATCAATGACAGCACTACTTACGTCTCGTTCTCTGCGGACTTCTTCTGCACTTCTACGGTTCAGGGGGGGGTAATTAAATTCGTTCATTCTAAAGCCTCCATTTAGAATTAAAGATTTTTATGTTATCCGTTGGTCACACCTGCAAAATCAGCGACAGCAGTATTGTATGGTTCACGCTTATCAGAAATCGGTGCCAGTGTAGGCTTGCCCAGCGGTTTCGTGATGTGATCCGCCATAGCCTCAGCAAATTTCTTTTTACCGAGCAGGGCTTCGATTTCGGTAAGGGTCTTGGGCTTTCGGGTGTAGAGCATTTCTTCCTCGTAGCCCATATCGACAACTGCCTTGAACGCTGCATCAGTGTCCTTGAAAGCCCGGTTGCTTTTTCCGGCAACCACCTTCCACCCAGGAATTGACTTGCCTGCAAGCAGGGATTCTGTAGCGTACTCCTGAAGGTCTTTGTACCACTGCACAAGGCTTTCTGCCTTAACAAGTAGCTCACCAATTTCTGCATCGGTCAAAACAGGCGGCAAACCCAGGACAGCGCGAGCTTCGGCGGGCAGATTGGTTTGTTCGGGCGGCAGCTTTCCAACGGGTACACAATCCTTAAAATCAGCGAATGCGCTATTCTGGTCTGCTCTGGCTCTGCACTGCGCCCGTCCACGACAGAACCGGCAGTGCTCACCGGGGCAAAATGTACCTGGCCCGCTAAACGCCTCCTGGGCAATAGGCTTGATGCTCTCACCCCACGCAAGCAGTTCTTCCACCGTAATCAGGTCTTCACTGGGGTAATCACTCAAACGCGGTTGGCAGATGCTCATGCTGACCTTCTTGATGGTGCCGCCGTAGATGGGTGCATAGAGCTTTAACACGCCTAAAGCGTACAGCCGCATTTGGGGGTTGCCCTTTGCGTCAACCGCAACGCCCTTGCCGTGCTTGTAGTCGGTAATGTGCAAGGTATCATCACCAATCATTGCACAGTCACAGGTTCCGAATCCTTCCGGGATGTAATCAGACAGGTCAACCTTGACCTCGAAGGAAACATGCGGCATTCTGGTGTAGCTCATTGCCTTTTCAGTGAGGTATTCAACATAAGCCTCCGCCGTGCGGAGCATTTCCTCACTGAAACGGGGCTGCGCTTGCAGCTTTTTCAGCTCAGAATTGAATTTCCGGGTTGAGAGAGCAGCAAATCGCTTGCGTCCGAACAACTCGCAAATGCTGTGAGCCAGAGTACCTTCCTCTGCGTATTCGCTTGTACCGCTGGGGAAGTTCTCTTCATACCTGGGAGATGCCGTACATTTCAGCCATCGGTGAGCACTGGACGCACTCAGGAGGGCGTGTGCATTAGGGGTTGGCATCTTCTTCCCTCCCCCTTAGAACTTCGCACCGAGTGCTCTCAGTTCGTCTGCAAAGGGAGCCAGCTGCGCAGGCTGAAGCTGGGTAACTGCCTGAACTCCGTACCGGGCAAGCAACGCAAGAAGCTGCGGCATTTTGCCCATGTCAACCAGAGTTGCGCCAGCCCTGCCAATGTCCTCAACCGTCAGCTGCGCACCTGCACTATTAGGCGCAATGTTAGGAGCGGTAGGCGTAGGCATGGGTGCCGGCGTAGCTGTCTGGACAGGTACGGGAGCCTGAACGGGAACAGGTGTCGGAGCGGGAACAGGTGCGGGTGCTACAGGAACAGGCTCAGCAGGAGCTTGAACAACCGGCTCATGACCTGCGGGAGCCGTGACCATAGGGGCGGCGGGTGCTGCCTGAGCGGGTGCGGGAGACTTGCTCACTGCGCTTGCCAAAGCATTGATTGCTTCAGGAAGTCCAGGGATTGCAACGGTTATTTTTACTTCAAACATGGTTCTTAGCCTCCATTATTCGATTTTTGCCACTCTTCAAAGCGGCGGCGGTTTTCGGGTTCTTCGTAGAATTTCTGTGCTGCCTCCAGAATGGTCGCACACAGGACATCCATTTCGATTTTGGGAATTTGGGATACATCGATGTGGATTGGGGTTGTATCCGGGGTCGCAACCACGACTCTATTTCTTGCGCTCATATGTGCGTCTCCAATCTGTAGGTTTATTGGACTTTTTCTGTGCTAGGATTCAGGTGCGTCATGGGTCAGCAGCTCGTCAACGGTGCATCCATACAGGTCTGCAATAGTCCGAAGCAAAGATGCGCGAGGCATAGTTTTGCCGGTCTCCCACTGGCATACCGAAGTAGCAGTAACCCCGATTTTCTCTGCTACCGCAGCCTGAGACAGGCCAGCTTTAAGTCGTGCAGATAAAAAACTCAATATTTTTCACTCTCCTTTACTAAGTTATACTTGACAACTTAGTAAGTTTCGCTTAATATAAGAAGTGCCACCAACTTAATATTTTGCAAAACACTCACTAAGCTTCACGGGGATTTTGCGCTCTTTTTAAGCGCACACTTAGTATATACTAAGTAATCCTTAATGTCAATACAAATTACTTAGTTTTTACTAAGTTATGTGTTTTGCACAAAAAGGAAGTATCATATATGGACACTTTAGCAATTATTAAGCGCATTGAACTCCGCCTAGCAGAGATGGGAATGTCGAAAGCTGATTTCTACAAGGAAAGTGGTATATCTTCTGCGTCCTACTCGCAGTGGAATACAGGGCTTTACAAACCCTCTGAAAAGAAGCTAAAAAGCGCAGCGGAGTGTTTGGGAGTTCCACTTGAATATCTGCGTGACGGCAAAATGTCGTCTGATGCTTCCGTTAGCGAAAACACAGCGGCAGATATTCTGAATGAAGTTGATCTTGCATTTTATGGTGACTATAAGGAACTTGATGAAGATGATAAAGAAACCGTCCGGGACATGGTGCGTGTCATGCGGGAAAGGCGGTTGAGAAAACAGGAGAAGTAACCGTGTTTGATTTATCCGATTTCTATAGCTACTGTAGAGAAAATGACATAGATATAATCCCGTATCGCAATGCTCCTAGTGAGGGCACTACAATACGGGATGGAGAAGAGTACGCTATATTTCTGGATTTCACAAAGATTAAGTCCATGCGTGTACTAAAAGGCGTATGCTGTCACGAAATAGGCCATGCGGCCACAGGTGCCTTGCACAAAGTGTGTAGCCTATATGATCTTGTAGAGCGCAGCGAATACCGTGCAAATCGGTGGGTAGCACAGAACTACTTAACAGCTGAACACTTCATGGACGCATTTTCAGCGGGATATACAGAGTTATGGCAATTAGCAGAATTCTTTGATTTGCCGGAAGATGTCGTAAAAAATGCTTACGCCTACTGGGCAGAACGTCAGGATATAAATTTCCCATAGGAGGTGGGACGGTGTGGACTTTTTAAGCTTTTTGAAACCGTCTGATTGCAAGAAACACCATATTCCAAAAGGAACTACAGCAAAGGACTATGCGCAATCTTTACTGATAGAGGCAAAAAGAGATTCTTTGAAAATCAACGCAACTACATCTATTGCCGAATTTCAATCTCAATACGAAAAATTATCCCAGATTTTTGATGAATTGATTTGGCTGAATGAAAAGAAGCACGTTTCAATGTCGCCAACCCCGCGCAGTAATTGGATTAACATCCAAAGTAATTTACCTGCAACGATTAACAGTTTTCTTGACCGTATATCTTCCCGATTCCCAACATACGGAGTGAATCGTGCAAATGCTATTGACAAATTAGTGCATGATATTGAGCAAAATGAATCTTTTGGATGCCTTTTGATTCTGAAAACAAAGCCAAACTTGCCGCACTTAAAAACGAATCTATTGATATTCGCAGGAGGGCTATACAGAAGGTTTCGCCCCCTCCAAAGAAACCTGTTGAACCAAACCTTTTTGTGAAATACGGCGGTGCCGATGCCGCTTTATTAGACATAGACCTAATGGACGGCATCAAATTTGAGCAGTGGTGCGCAGATGCCCTTACCCGTTTAGGGTTCCGTGATGTTGAACGAACTCCGGCAAGTAGGGATCACGGTGTAGATATTCTTGCTAAGAAAGACGGCGTAAAATATGCGATACAGTGTAAGCGTTATACTTCTGACTTAGGGAGCAAGCCCATTCAAGAGGTTCATGCGGGAAAAGCACTTTATCATTGTCATGTTGGAGTGGTTATTACAAACCAACACTTCACCTCTGGTGCTATAACGCTAGCCGATGCCACTGATACGCTTTTATGGGATAGGAGCTGGATTAAAAACCATTTGGAAAATCGAGAGAAAATGCCTGAGCTACTTGAAACGAGCAAGAATACGGATTCATTTGAAGACGGCTTAGATGATTCCCTATTTACTCAAGCAGTGGATGTGGTTCTCGAAACTGGTTTAGCCAGTACGTCGATGATACAACGTCGGCTTAAACTAGGCTATGCCCGCGCTGCAAGACTAATAGATGCCATGGAAGAAATGGGGTTTATTGGCCCCTTCCAAGGTTCACGGCCCCGTGCAATATTAGTGACTAAGGAACAGTGGCACAAAATGAAATCCCTCAGCCAAGCTGAGGGAAAAGGATGGAGGGATATATGTGAACTCCGACAACCAAATGTCTGAACGAACAAATGCCGTTATATACGCCCGCTATTCCAGCCATTCGCAGGGAGAGCAATCCATTGAGGGGCAGCTTGAAAAGGCATATTCCTATGCTTCCTCAAAGGGCTATCGGATAGTGCATGAGTACATTGACCGCGCACAATCTGGCCGGACAGATAAGCGGGATGAATTTCAGCAGATGCTAAAGGACACAGCTAAAAAGCAGTTCCAGGTTATCATCATCTGGAAGGTTGACCGCTTTGGCCGCAATCGTGAAGAGATTGCCCTTAATAAAATCAAGTGCAAGCGAAACGGTGTCCGGGTGGAGTATGTGGCAGAAAACATCCCTGACAGCCCAGAGGGCGTTATTCTCGAAAGTGTCCTTGAGGGTATCGCTGAATACTACAGTCTCCAATTATCGCAAAACGTGCGCCGGGGGCAGGCTATCAGCGTCCAGAAGTGCCAATCGGTAGGCGGTGTCCGTCCTCTGGGGTACATTACGGATGAAAACAAGCGATATGCCATTGACCCGAAAACCTCCCCCACTGTTAAGCTGATATTTGAATTATACTCTAAGGGTGGTACTGTCACAGAAATCATTAAGCGCCTCAACAAAGAAGGACTGACAACCGCAAAAGGAAAGCCGTTTACAAAGAACAGTCTGTATTCCGTTCTCAACAACGAGAAGTATACCGGGATTTATATTCACAACGGCGTTCGCATTGATGGAGGAATGCCTCAAATCATTGAACCAGAATTATTCCAAAAGGTACAGGAGCTTATGAAAGTGAACAGACGCGCACCATCCCACAAATGGAGCCGTGCGGATTATATTCTCACGGATAAGCTGTTCTGTGGTAAATGTGGTTCTCCGATGGTCGGTGAATGCGGTACGGGCAAAAGCGGCATGACGTATAACTACTACATCTGCTCAAAACGGAAACGCTTTCGAGCATGTGATAAAAAAGCTGTGCGTCAAGACTGGATTGAGGGAATCGTTCTTCGAGAGATAAAAGCCATCCTTGAAAATGACGAACTGCTGAAGTACATAGCCGCAAACACCTATCGCTACTACATGCAGCAGAACGCCGCTGAGGAAGAACTTCAAATAATCCGAGGAAAGCTGGAAGAAGTCGATTCTGCAATCAACAACATTGTGAAAGCCATAGAGGCCGGTATGTTCAATCCGGCTCTGAAAAAGCGTATGGACGAGCTGGAAGATCAGCGTGAGAATTTGCTTACTGCATCAGCAGATATTGAAATCACACAGGTCTTCAAGCTGACAGAAGAACACATCCTATTTTTCCTCCGTCAGTTCAAAAAAGCTGATTTTGAGAACATCGATTGCCAGAAGCGGCTTATCGCAACTTTTGTTAATTCCATCTATCTCTATGACGATAAAATTGTCATTACATTCAACTACTCAGGCAATAATCATACCGTATCCCTAGCAGAAGTAGACAACGCAACCGAAGGAGACCTGTTCGGATGCTGTGCGTCATTGTCTGCCAAAAAATGCAGATACCCTTTTGGGTATCTGCATTTTTTATTGCAGTCGTGA